CCTGCTGCTGGCGATCTTCGCTGTGCTCATGGAGTTCGGAGCGTGGCCGGCAGCGTTCGCTGTCGGTGTCGCTGTCGTCATCGTGTCGGCCGCCGTCGAGGCTGGTGAAGGATGATCGGCGACCTGATCCGACGCCAAGAACGCTTCAACACGGCGTTCTCGCTGCCACCAAGGCAGCCCGTCAGTCAGCCAATCACCGGCCCGATCACCGTCACACGCGCCACGCTGCTGTCAAACGTCGTTGCCAACCGCTGCGTCGCCCTCATCAGCGATCAAATCGGCTCGCTGCCCGTAGCCGTTGAACGCAACGGTGAAATGCTCGAAACGCCGCCGCTGCTCGCAGCTCCCGAAGTCGACCGCACCCGCTCCGAGTTCATGGCCGCCCTCGTCACGTCGCTGCTGGTCAACGGCAACGCCTACCTGCTCGCCGGCAACCGCAACAGCCTCGGCTTTGTGAACAACGTCGTTTTGCTCGACCCCGAGGCCGTCCAGGTCGTCGTCGTCGACGGCCGGCCGCAATACCGCACAGCTCGCAACGTTCTCAATTCCGAGGACGTGCTGCACATCCGCAACTTCACCCTGCCCGGCCACGTCGTCGGATACGGCCCGCTGCAATGGAACACGCAATCCATCGCACAAACGCTCGCAGCCGACCAGTACGCCGGCGAAGCGTTCATGACCGGCGCTGTGCCCGACGGCGTGCTGCACTCCGAAAACGAGATCACCAGCGACCAGGCCCAGGACCTGAAAGCTGCGTGGATTGCTGGCAACGGCGGCCGGCAACGAGGCCCGGCCGTACTGTCCGGCGGCGTCAAGTACCAGCCGCTTGAGTTCTCGTCGGTCGACATGGAGCTGCTCGACAGCCGCCGCTACAACGCCGAACAAATGTGCACCCTGTTTGGCGTTCCGCCGCACCTCGTCGGCGTGCCCTCGCAGGACTCGAAGACGTACAGCAACGTGCAGCAGGATTCGCAGTTCTTCGTGCGGTTCACGCTGCGGCCGCTGGCGATCAAGATCGAGGAAGCGCTGTCGACGCTGCTGCCTCGAGGTCAGCGGGCCGTGTTCAACTTCGACGCTGTTCTGCGAGCAGACACACAAACACGATATGACGCCTATGAGACCGGCCTGCGGGCCGGCTTCCTCACCATCGACGAGGTCCGAGCTTTGGAGGGTTTGACGTGACCGAAATCGAAACACGCACCGTCACGTTCGACGGCATTGAGACACGCACCGACGACGACGGCTTCCGTCACCTGGTCGGCGTGGTCGTCCCTTGGGATGGCGAATACCGCATGCCAAACGGCCTCACCGAGAGCTTTGAGCGTGGCGCATTCACAAAGACGCTCAAGGAACGTGGCGACCGTATCCCGCTGTACCAGCAGCACGAATCACGGTCGACGCTGCCCGTCGGCAACTCGGTCGCCTGGCAAAACACCGCCGACGGCCTCGTCGCCGACTTCCGCATGGCCCGCACCGAACGAGCCGCCGAAGTGCTCAGCCTCGCCGATGACGGCATGGTGACCGGCCTTTCGGTCGGCTTTATCCCGGTGCGCTCCCGCACCGAGACCCGCGGCGACCAGCAGCACATCGTCCGAGTTGAGGCCCGCATGGACCACGTCGGCTTCGTGGCCCAACCGGCCTACGACGGCGCACGAGTGCTCGCTGTGCGTCACTTCGACGCCGACGACCCGGAGATCGCACCGAGGCTCGCACGCTGGCGTGGAGCGTTCGCATGACGATGAAGTCCGAGCAGCTCACCGTCGGCCTCACCGCCGTGCGCATCCTCGACGAGGAGAACACAAACCGGCACGTTTACTTCCACGACGACAGCAGCCACCCGGTCTACCTCGGCGGGTCCGACGTGCTCACCAGCAACGGCCTCGAAATCCCAAAAAACTTGCTGCTCGAAATGTTCATCCCTGCCAACGAAGAACTGTGGGCCGTGTCCGGCAACGCCGACCAAACCGTCAGCATCCTTTACCAGACCGACTGATCTGATAGATTCACCCGAAACCCACGTTGCGCCGCTGGAAGCGCCGCCCGCCAGCTACGGGCACCCGGCCAGCACCCGACACCCCACCACCCACTCCAAGAAAGGCGCAACCGTGCGTTTGCTTGACCAGCTCGTCGAAGAACGAGCAGAACTGTCCGAAACTGTCGACGGCATCCTGACCCGCGCAGCCGACGAGGCGCGTGACCTCTCCGAGGCCGAAGACAAGAACCTTGCCGACCTCAAGGCCCGAGCCGATGCCCTCGACGAGCGCATCACCGAGCTTCGTGCCATTCAGGTCAAGAACCTCGAAGCGGCGAAGCTCCGTGCCGAGGTCGCTGCGACCGACGAACCCGAGGCCCGTTCGGCCGCCGGCGTCGTCCAGGTCAACAGCGAGCCCGTCACCTACCACGAGCGTGGCGATCACTCGTTCTTTGCTGACCTCGTCGCTTCCCAGTCCCGCAACGACATCGCGGCCCGTCAGCGCCTCGAGCGTCACATGCAGGAAGTCGCAGTCGAGAACCGTGACGGCACCACCGCCAACGTCGCCGGCCTCGTTCCGCCGGCTTACCTCATCGACGCTGCGGTTGCGAAGGCCCAGGCCGGTCGTCCCACGGCCAACGCTGTGCGCAACCTTCCGCTCACCGAGTCGGGCATGACCGTGAATCTGTCGCGGGTCACCACGTCCAGCTCGGCTGCGATCCAGCAGGAAGGCGGGGCTGTCTCCGAGACCACCGTCGACGACACCCTGATGACGGCCGACGTCGTCACCATCGCCGGCATGCAGGACTTCTCGGCGCAGGCCCTCGCCCGAGGCATCGGCGTCGACCAGCTCCTCATTGAGGACTTGACGATGAGCTACGCCACCGCCCTTGACTCGAACATCATCAACGGCGACGGCACCAGCGGAGCTTCCACCGGCATTCTCAACGCCGCCGGCATCGGCTCGGTGACCTACACCGACGCCTCGCCGACCGGTGCGGAGACCTGGCAGCAGGTCGTCAAGGCCATCTCGGCCGTGCAGACGTCGAAGTTCCTGTCGCCCGACGTGGTGGTCATGCACCCCCGCCGTGCGGCGTTCATCGCCGGCAGCCTCGATTCGAGCAACCGCCCGCTCATGCAGCCGGTCGTCGCCACGGCGTCGAACGTGCTGGGCACCGGCGAGCTCTCGTATGGCGCTCCGACCATGTCCATCGCGGGCTTGCCTGTCGTCACCGACTCGAACATCCCGACCAACCTTGGCACCGGGACCGACGAGGACGCCATCATCGTGATGCGCTCCGACGACGTCATCCTGTGGGAAGAGAACGGCGGTTCGCCGCTTGTCGTCCAGTACGACAGCGTCGGCTCCGGCACTCTCACCGTCCGGATCGTGGCCTACGGCTACAGCGCCTTCTTGGTGCGTGATCCGAACAGCGTCGCTGTCATCACCGGCACCGGCCTCAACGCCACGCTGTAATCCCCCCCATGACCTCGTTGTAGGTCACCACTCCGTCGGTCGGGCCGGTACCAGTCCCGGCCCGGCCGACACCCCAACCTCGAGGAGTTCGCCATGTCCGATGCACTCTGGAAGAAGCAGGCCCCGAGCCGTGTTGAGAAGCCCGTCAAGGCTCCCGCTGCTGCGCCTGCGCCCGCTCCGGTGAAGAAGGCCACCAAGAAGGCCAAGAAGGGCTGACGATGGCGTACACGTCGCTCAGCGTGCTCAAGGACTACCTCGGCATCCCGAGCGGCACCACGTCCGAGGACACGCCGCTCACCGCAGCGATCAACGCAGCGCAGGACCTGGTCGACGGTTACACCAACACCACGTTTGAGTCCACCCTTGAAGCGCGTGTGTACCGGGCCGACGACCCGCATGTGCTCTACGTCGACCAGTTCCACACCCTCACCGGCCTCGTCGTCCGCACCGACACGAGCAACGATGGAACGTATGACACGCTGCTGACGGTCACCGAGGACTTCGTGGTGCAGCCGTTCAATGAACCGCCGTTCACGTCGCTGCTCAACGTGTCGAGCGAATGGCCCCGGTACGCATCCGGCCGGCCAGCCGTGCAAGTGACAGCCGCCTATGGCGACCAGAACGACGCAGCTGTGCCCTACGCAGTGCAGCAGGCCGCCCTCATCCTCGCCGCACGCCTGTACCAGCGCAAAGCATCCCCGCTCGGCATCATGACCGGCTTCGCCGACTACGGCATCGCCCGCATCAGCCGCCAGGATCCCGACGTCGCCGCCCTGCTCCAGCAATACAAGCGGCTCGCGACCGCCTGATGGCTGACTACACCGCCATTCGTGACGGCCTCGCTGCGCAGCTCGAGACTGTGCCGACGTTCCTGACCGTGCACGCCACCGTCCCGAACCGGATTGTTGCGCCGGCGGCCGTGGTCGTTCCTGGCCGGCCCGTCGCGACCTATCACGAC